ATTCTCAAGTTGGTCATGTCACGCTTGCAAATAAGACAGATGATGTGGCTTCAAATACAGGAAGCTCAACTAAAGTACCTTCGACCAAGGGTGTTGCGGATTACGTGGCTGTCCTAGTTGAATCTGGAACATGGGCAGCAGTTATTTCATGGACATCTCCATTTTCAGGCACCAATGGAATTGTTAATTGTCACTACACCAGGTTAGGCAATGTTGTAACCTTTTCTCTGAAATCTTTTATAGAAAGAGAGAATTATCCAAATACAGAAGAAACGTGTGCAGTAAGAGTTGTGATAGAGCCTCTTCCCAATGCCACAACTACTAATAATGTGGTGGCCACATTCAATATGTATTGCACTGACCCAACATTTGACGGAGCATTTGTGCCAATCAATATTAACAACGACACAATTTCAGGTGGAAGATTACTAATTAATTTCATTAGCAAAGCCAACACGGCTAGCCCACTGGCTACTTATCGTTTCGAAATCACAATCACAGGCCAATATTTAATTGAACCAGAACCAGAAGTTTAAAATGAAAATCAAAAACATCTTTCCATTACTGGCCTTCGCACTTCTTATTTGGCTGCTCTATCTGGCCACTCAGAGACCATTGGATTATTTATTTGCCAAAGCAGGTTTATTCAAGGCCAAAGTGCCAACGGATACAGTCTTTGTGACTCAAAGCCATGACATGTTCTGCCTATCCAAGTACTCAAGTGCCTATCCAGTTTGCGAAAATGGCATCTTGCCAGTGAGAGGGCAGCAGCCAATATTCATCAATGAGACCGAAAGAATTATTGTCCTAAGCATTTGGGTGGACAAAGCCAGGGAAAAGGGTTTTTGGAGCACAACTTTAAACCCTGATGAGAATTTCGAGCCTAAAGACTTTTCCTATGCCAACACAAATCAAGGCATTTACACGGTAAAAGTCGGATTTTACGACCAGCGTGGCAGGTCAAATTGGACTACCTTGAAAATCAAACAATACTGAAAATGTTGTGAAATTATAAAATATTAAGACTTAATTTTATAGTATAACTAACTATTTTTCAGACGTTTACATTTTAAATTTGTAGAGAGGAAGGCTCTAAACACCTTCCTCTTTTTGCATTCATAAATTGCCAATTATGCGCCTAAAACACGGTTTTAGGCCAAATATTACAACTTAACACGGGTATTTTGCGGGTCAATTGTTGTGAAATAGTTATTCAAACATTTTCAAAAGGTCATCCACACCGTCCCGGTCGAAAGCCGAAAGATAGTTTTCGGTTATTTTCAAATTAGAGTGGCCTAATGCTTTACTGATGCTATACAGGTTACCACCCTTCTTTCTGGCAAGGTCGGCAAAGGTGTGGCGTGCCATGTGGGTAGTGAGCCGCTTACTGATTGCAGCTTCTTTGGCCACCTGCTTTAGTTGGCGGTTTATTTGAGCCGTGGCAGATTCAACGGCCTTGTCCAGGGCAACACCTTCCAAATGTTCCTTGCCCCTCAGAAACGGGAAAACAAAGGCTTTTCCGGTGGTATCTGGAAACTGGTCGGCAAACCATGCAAGCGACTGTTTGGCACCTTCATTCAAGTACACACTTTGCAGGTGGCCTGTTTTGTGCATCGTGTATTCCAGTTTGTTGCCTTGCAATTGTTCCGGTTTTAAGGTAATCGTATCGCCTATTCTGGTGCCCGCCGTGTGAAACTGAAAGGCAAACAACCGTACAACTGCCATAGAAGCCGGGTTTTGGTATTCGGTTTTCAGCAAGGTTTGAAGCTCAGGTTCTGTTAAGCGTTCCTTGTTCACCTTTGGAGCGGGCAAAGGAAAGTCCATAAACGGATTGTTGGCCGCTTCCATAGCCTTATGCCTGATGGCAGCTTTGAGCATGGTGCGCAAAAACGAAAGGTTGCGTTGCACCGTGGTTGGTTTGTTGCCCAACTTCACCAGGTGCGACCGAAACCGTACCAACCAATCATGGTCCAGGTGGTTGAGCGAAATGTCTTTGCCGTTCAAAAACCGCTCGATCTTCACTTTTATGTTAAGGTACTTTTCTTCCCACCGGTGGCTGTTGCCTGCTTTGTATAGTTCTATAAATTTATCGAACCATGCCAGTAAGCTGCTATCAGGTTTGGCGGTCGGGGCCTTGAGTGTTTGCCAGGTAAACGTGCCAGTGGCCAATGCGTCTAAGCATCGCATTTGCAGGCTCGACAATCGGTCTCTAAGTGCCAGGTTTTAGGCAATGCTTTGGCTGTGGCTGGGTCGCACCCAGTTGGCCGTGCCAATGGTGGCCTTTGGGTTGGCGGATTGTGATTCTTTGGAAGGCAGGAACATTTGGCCTTCACCTGTCAGGTACCAGGTGGGGTTGACATTCAACCTTGCTGACAATTTATCGGCTAATTTCTCAGGGCTTGCCTTACCTGATTCATAATGTGCATAAGCCGCCCTGTTTAACCCTAATTTTTCGGAAAATTCAGTTTGGGTTAAATTCGACAACTTTCTAACATCGATAAGCCTTTGAATGATAGGCGTTTCCATCTTTTTTTGATATTTTTTTGTTAAATATTTTGTTTATGACTATTTATTGTCATTATCTTTGCCTTCGTTCAATCAAATATAACAGAAATGCAAAACAAAGAAAAACTAAGGTTACCAAATGGCAAGCTACGTGAGCTATCGGAGCTGCACGGTGTGCACTACATGAAGGCTGCCAGGCTGCGGTCGGGCATCATAAACCCAAGTCAACCCGAAGATTACGCCTTTTTGGGGGCGGTAAAAAAATTCGCAGAAGAATTGGAAGCAGCCAAAAAAAACTTTGAAACCGCTAGCTAATCCACCCATGACTACACACGAAAAAGATCATCAAAAGAAAATGGAAGCCCACAAGCGACAAGCCGATGTAGCATTTTGGCTGGCAATTGCTGCAATTGCTACATGGTGCGGCTTTATGATTTCAGAATTGTTACATTCTTTCGACAAATTGTAGCATGCCAGTCCGTAACCAACCCCCGACCATCTACGACTTCACCCGGTTTGTAGAAGACCTTGACAACCGGATGCGGCGGATGGAAAAGATACTCGCCGAAATGCGCAACCTGAAACAACACGAGCCTGAATACATACCCGTGAAAACCTCTTGCGAAATGATAGGCAACACGCCCGACACGGTTATCAGGTGGATAACAAACGGCTACGTGTACGGCCACAAAAGCGGCAAACGCTACATGGTGGACTTTGCCGACCTGAAAGCCTACATGGCCAAAAATGGCAAACGAATGACCAAAAAACACATCTACAACAGAACCATAAACCGCCAAACCGCCTAAGCCATGAAAACCAACCCCACAACCTGCAAGCAACTGGCATTCGACTTTGCCAGTTACCAAAACCGAACACCTGTGAAAGCACTGGTGGAGCCGAAACCTAAACCCTGGACGCTCGACCTGGAAGCATACCAACAGGCCAAACAAAACCAACCCGCCAAAAATGGCAGAATGAAAGTAGACCCCAGCATCGTGCTTGAAGATGTTTGCCGACACCAAGCTGAATATGTGAGGGCTGTAAACAATGTGAAAGCTATAAGTGCCTACCGCAAACTGAGCAACCAAGTGGAGGACATTAGGCAGGAAATTTTGAACCTTATGGTGACCGACAAAATAAACGCCGGAGACTATCCAAAGCCTGGCAAGTCTGTACCTGAATCAGTATTTCCCATCACCCATGTGCCACAACCCAACAAATGGTATTTGGGCTTTTCGGAGGAACAACGCCACGCTATCATTCAGGAGTTTTTGCACACCAAGGCCACCAAAACCACCATCTGGCATAAGTACACAGGCCAAACCAAAGAGAAAGGCCAACTGACCCGATGGATGCGCCAATTGGGCTATGCGCCCAAACCAAGGAGAAAATCAAAGAAGTAACCAACCCAATTTTCTATATGTCACTATTCGCATTTGTGGTACACTATGCCACCGACCAGGCTATGCTGGCCTATACCAACAGCACCGATGCCGACACTGCCCGCCAACAAATACGGGCAAACTACCCCAACGCCAACAGGCTTGAGGATGTAAGCACACTAACCATCAAAGACGTGTGCAGCTACATGAAATCATTTCAAGACCAACTTCAACTTTTTGAAACCAAGTAACGATGGAAAATCTACAAATCTACAATGGCACACCTTCGAACTTCGAACAAGCCTTAGCCCTTGCCAAAATGTTTGCCGAATCTGGCATGTTTGAAGGTGGCAAACAAATTCAGCAAGCCATGGTCAAAGTCCAGGCAGGTGCCGAATTGGGAATCACACCCTACGCCGCTATGTCTGGCATTCACATCATATCGGGCAAACCCGTGTTGGGAGCCGGGCTTATTGCGGCCAAAATACGCCAAAGTGGCCGCTACGATTACACAATTAAAAAGCATGACAATACTGTGTGCACTGTTGAAATTGTCGAAATCCGGGGCGCACAAAGAGTAAGCGTTGGCACTGAAACTTTCACAATCGAAGATGCCAGAAAAGCAGGCACGAAGAACTTGGACAAGTTCCCCAAAAACATGCTCTACGCTCGTGCCATGAGCAACGCTGCCAAATTCTATTGCCCTGACATATTCAATGGAGCCGTGTATGTTCAGGAAGATTTTGAAACTGAAACAACAGTAGAAACAACTGCCAAAGTAGTGGAATCTAACCCTGTTGCCGCTCCCGCTCCAACACCACAGGCAGAACCAGCCCCGCAAGCCAACGAAGCCAAAGTAGTGCCTCCAACCGGAAAGCAACATGCAACGCTCAAAAGCCTGTTGACAAACGGACTGTTTACGCCCGATGAAGTGGCAGCTTTTGAAAACGCCATGTCAAACGCCGACACCAATAAGGCCAAAGACCTCATAACCCGTGTCAGTGCAGAACTAAGCAAGCGGCAAAAGGCCGAAAAGCCCCAAACCATACCCGTGCAACCCGTGGCCGAAAACACTGAAGACCAACTACCCAATTGGGCCACAACTGAATAATCAACCAACCTCAAAGTAATATCATGGAAACACAAGGATCTGGGGCGTATCAAGTATTGCCCCCAAACAAATCGCTTTATGCCTTAACCGGCGACTATTTGAGCATCATGCAAGCCGTGGAAGATGCTGACGGCGAAATAAACGAAGAGCAGCTTGAGGCTCTTAAAATTACCCGGGAAAGCCTTCAAAGCAAGGCATTGGCCTACACACATGTGCGGCAAACCCTTAGCGGCCAACTGGCATTGGCAGAAGCTGAACTGAAAAGGATTCAAGACTACATGAAGGCCAAAAAGAGCCAGATTGAAGTTTTGGAAAACAACCTGTTGTCGGCTGTAAAACTGTTTGGTGAAGCCGACAAAACCGGGGTTATCCGTTTGGAAATAGCCACTGAAACCGGGGTAGTACGGTTAAGCACCCGCAAAAGTGAGGCGGTAAACATAACCGACCAAGACCAGTTGCCCGGCGACTTTTGGCGCACACCCGCCGTACCTGAGCCACAACCTGATAAAACAGCTATCAAGGCTGCATTGAAAGCAGGTGAAAGTGTTCCAGGTGCTGAATTGCAAATCAATCATTCACTTGTTATCAAATAGTCATGCAAGCTGAAAGATTGAAAGAAACCAAAGCCGAAAATGGAGGACAATAGCTTCAAAGCATGGGCAGTGGTCGAACTATTCGGCCACACCAAATTAGCCGGTTATGTGAGTGAATACGAATGGGGTGGAAGTTCATTCGTAAGGGTTGAAATACCGGCAACATCTAAACGTGAAGCATTTACAAAGCTATTGGGCGCAAAGGCAATTTACTCCATAAACCCTTGCTCAGAGGAATTTGCCAGACTTCAAGCCGAAAAGTTAGATGTTCAACCTATCAACACTTACAACCCTGAAATCATGTCTAAGCAAGATGCCCAGTTTCTAAAAGAGCTTAAAGACAATCATCCTGAAATCTGGCAAGCAGCAAGTTCTAAAGCATTGCTTGAAAACAATGATGACTTATTTTAAAAGTATGACCATTCCGCAACTTAGAGACTATCAGGTAACGGCAAGCAACCAACTCCATGTTGAATTGGCCAATGGCACCCAAAAGGTGATTATTGGCCTTCCCACCGGGGGCGGCAAAACCACCATAGCAGCTTCACTCATTTTTGAAATGATTGAGCAAAAGCGAACGGTTTTGTTTCTTGCCCATAGGCGTGAACTGATAGACAATGCAGCCGACAGGTTGCGGCTTTATGGAATCCGTCCAGGTATCATTCAGGGTTCAAAGAGAATGGTTATCGCACCGGTGCAAGTGGCCAGCGTGCAAACACTTGGAAGGCGAACACCACCACATGCCGATGTTGTTTTCCTTGACGAATGCCACCATAGCACATCCCCTACCTGGAAACGGTTGATTGACCATTATACTGCCATTGGCAGCCATGTGATCGGATTGACGGCAACACCTTATCGAACCGACGGCAAACCTTTGGGCGACCTGTACCACAAAATGATTTACCCGGTTACCATGAAAGACTTGGTATCGGACGGGTTTTTGGTGGCACCCAAATTTTATGGGCCAAAGGTTGACTTTTCTAAAGTCAAGATAAAAGGCAGCGATTACGACCCCAACGAATTGGCCTCAATGTTTGACCGTCGGGAAATGTACGGTGCCATGGTGGACAATTACAGACGCTTTGCCGATGGTAAACGTGGCTTTGTTTTCAATCCCAAAGTGAACGTGAGCGTTGGAGCCGTGCAAGCCTTTCGGGATGCTGGTTACCGTGCCGCTCATGTGGACGGCGACACACCTGTGTTGGAGCGTGACAATCTGGTGAACGCTTTGCGCCGAGGCGACGTGGATCTGCTTTGCAACGTGAACCTGTTCACCGAGGGCGTGGACATACCGCAAGCTGAGGTTGCCATACTCAACCGCTCAACCGTGAGCAAGAGCCTATACCTGCAAATGGTAGGCCGTGTGCTAAGGCCACATGGCACCAAGCAACAGGCTATTGTGATTGACCAAGGCGGCAACTACTACCATTTTGGAGGGTTTCCGATGGATGAAATACCCGATTTAGCCACCGGAGCCGACACTAAGAAGAAAAAGAAAGCAGGTGCAAGCCCGGCAAAGGAATGCCCGAGTTGTGGACTATTGCAGCATCTAAGTGCCGCCAACTGCGAAGAATGTGGACACAACTTTAGGGTGCCGAAAAAGCTAAAGCAAGTTGAGTTTGTTGACATTGAAGAACAACTGGCAATCATGCAAGGTAGCGGCGAATTGGCCGACCTGTTGCGCAAACCAAGCGACACGCTCACTATTCCTGAGCTTGAGATTATTCGTACTCACAAGGGCTACAAACCGGGTTGGCTTGTTCGCCAACTGAAAGCACAAGCCGCCGATTTGCCAGAAATGGAGCAAACCATATTTGAGCAACTACTGAGTACCTACGCTTCACTGAAAGACTATAACCCTAACTGGGTTGAACATCAAATTCAAATTTACGCCTGATGGAAACGATTGAAAAACAAGTGGAAGTTGCTAACCTATCCGCTTCACAACAGCTATTTCTTAAAGCCGCTAAAGAGGGCAAAAACATTTTCTTAACTGGAAAAGCCGGCACCGGAAAGTCTTACGTCGTGAAACAGTTGATGAAAATACTTAACGAACAGTCCAAAAAGTTTGTGGCTGTGGCACCTACCGGAATAGCTGCAAACAATATTGGAGGTCAAACCATTCATTCGCTTTTCTCACTCAACCCAAACGGTGTTTTAGACTTTAAGTCCTGCAATTTTTTAAAAACCGAAAAACGCCGACTACTGGACCAAGTTGAAGTGATACTTATTGACGAAGTGTCAATGCTTAGGCCTGATGTGCTGGACGGTATGAATTTTACGCTTTTGAAAAATGGTTGCGCTGGTCTTAAAACAAAGCAGGTCATATTCATTGGAGACATGAAGCAGTTGCTACCTCCATTGAGCGACAATACACGGTCAGTGCTCTATTCAATGTACGAAGGCGAAGAATTTTACCACGCCGCAATTTACAAATCGCTTAATGTGGTCGAAGTGGAATTGACTGAGGTTTTAAGACAATCAGACCCTGAGTTTATTGACAATTTGAACATTATCCGTGACGGTGGCAAAAGTGAGTATTTCAGACAGTTTGTAAGCGACGAGCCCGATGGGATCGTGTTGGCACCACACAACTCAACTGTGGAGCTTTACAATAAGCAAGGCCTTGCCAAAATAGACAGTCCTGAGATTGTATTTACAGCACATGTGGAAGGCAACATTCGGGCTGATGACTTCAACCTTCAGTCTGAAATCAGGGTAAAAAATGGTGCCAAAATCATGTACCTGATTAACTCGAATAATGGCGAATTGGTAAACGGCACCATTGGCACTTTTGTAAGCAGAAATGATTGCTATTTTATCAAGGTTGGCGAAATTAAGTATGCACTTGAAAAGGTCACGCTTGCCAAAAAAGAGTACGTGTTGAGCGATTCCAAAGAGAAGTTGGAACTAAAAGAATTGGGATCAATAACCCAATACCCAATCAAATTGGCCTATGCTCTTAGCATTCACAAATCACAGGGTTTGACCTTTGAAAAAGTCACGATTGATTTATCAAAGCCGTGCTTTCAGAAAGGTCAAATGTATGTGGCATTATCAAGGGTGAAAAGCCCAGATGGTCTTAAAATAAAAGTAAAATGAAAGGCATAAGCCTGTTTACTGGCATTGGAGCCATGGACTTAGGAGCCGAAATGGCAGGCATTGAAACAATTGTACAAGTTGAAATTGAAACAGTTTACCATGAACACTTACAAAGACATTGGCCACGTGCAAAACGATACGCCGACATTAAGGACGTACAAGCGGAAACACTCCCACCAGTTGACATTGTCTTTGAGGGAGACCCATGCCAACCCAACTCCATTGGTGGCAAAAGAAAAGGCACGAATGATCCTCGTTTCCTCTGGCCGGAAATGCTTAGAATCATCAAGGCAGTCAGACCATCTTGGATTGTTAACGAAAATGTTGTTGGGAGCATCTCAAACATGGTTCTCGACCGAAAGGTATCTGACTTGGAAAATCAAGGTTACACCTGCCAAGCGTATAGTCTATGCTCTTACGCAACAGGAGGCAATAACCAGAGGCAGCGAATATTTCTCGTGGCCCACGCCGGTGGCAAGTTGCGCACTGGTAACAGCCAGGACATTGGAACACCCAAACCTGATGGGTGGCTTGATAAAACGCTATTGGAAGAAAGCATGGAAAACCAAAGGGTACTTTGGGACTGGCAACATGCACGAGGTCAGTCTGGCCGAATTTATCCAATTCCCGCTTTCGGGCGAATTAGCCCAATGCCTGATGTTGCCTCCGAATTGGCTGCAATTAAAGGTATCGGAAATGGTGTCAATCCCTGGATTGCGTTTGAGCTCTTCCGGAACATCAAAATTATTCACGAACTATCCTAAGCTCATGGACGGTTCACTTTTAAACGAATTTGTAAAATGAACAAACAAAAAAAATACCTCAACTTTTTGGCTCAAAAAGTGAAGTTGGCCGAAAGCCACGGATTTGAGCCGCAATCTGTAAGTGAACAACTTTTCCCGCACCAAGCCGACATTGTGAAATGGGCTATTGAGGGAGGCCGACGGGCAGTGTTTGCCAGTTTCGGATTGGGCAAAACACTGATGCAACTCGAAACAGCCAGGCAAGTCATTGTTGAAACCGGAAAACCCGTGCTGATTGGCTTACCATTGGGTGTAAAAGGCGAATTTTTGGCCGATGCCAAACTGTTGAACCTGGAACCTGAATATGTAACCAATGCCAGTCAGGTAACAGAGGCTAAAATTTACCTATCGAATTATGAAAGGATTCGGGATGGGAACTTTGACCCGTCAGTTTTTGGAGGTGTCTGTTTCGACGAAGCTTCCGTGATCAGAAGCATGGGCACCCTTACAACTCAATATATTTTGAGCAATTTCAAACAGGTGCCTTATCGGTTTGTGTTCACTGCCACCCCATCTCCAAACGAATACCATGAGCTTTTGAAGTACGCCGACTTTTTGGGCATTATGGACATTACACAAGCTTTAAGCCGCTTCTTCAAAAGAGACAGCAGTAAGGCTCATAATTCAAGCCTATTGGAAAACATGGAAAATGAGTTTTGGCATTGGGTAAGCAGTTGGGCTACTTTTTTGACCAAACCATCTGATTTGGGCTATCCAGACACGGGCTACGATCTTCCACCTATGAAAGTTCATTACCACCGTGTGAGCGTGAACGATCGGGGGCAAACCATTGACAGGGACGGTAACTTAAAACTTTTTGCCGACGCTGCTATCAGTGTGCAACACGCTGCAAAAGAAAAGCGTGTGAGCCTTGATTCCAGGGTTTCCAAAATGCTCGAAATTGTGAACGAAAGCCCAAAAGACCACTTTTTGCTTTGGCACAATTTGGAAGACGAGCGCCGGGCAATTGAAAAGGCCTTGCCACAGTCTGCCTCAGTAATGGGCAACCTGGACCATGCTATTCGTGAGCAAAGGTTGGAGGCTTTCAAGAATGGTGAATTGCAGTATTTGGCCACTAAACCTGAAATAGCAGGATCGGGTTGCAATTTTCAATACCACTGCCACAAGGCTATCTTTTTAGGCATTGATTACAAGTTCAATGATTTTATCCAAGCAGTTCACAGGATTTACCGTTTTCAGCAGTCGGCCACGGTCGAAATCCACATCATTTACACGGATGCCGAGGATCAGATTGTAAAAAAGTTGGGCGAAAAGTGGCAACGCCACAATGAGATGGTGGAAAAGATGACTAACATCATCAAAGAGCATGGTCTATCCATCAACTCACTGGCAAGCCAACTCAAGCGGGCAATGGGTGTGGAACGCAAAGTGCAACAGGGAAAAGACTGGACTTTTATCAACAATGACGCTGTATTAGAGTGCCAAAACATGGATGAAAATAGTGTGGACATGGTGTTGACCAGCATACCATTCAGCGACCAGTTTGAATACTCCGAAAGCTACCATGACATGGGCCACAACGGTGGCGATCTTGAGTTTTTCAAACAACTGGGATTTTTGACCAGCGAATTGCACCGAATAACCCGACCCGGTCGGATAGCAGCCATTCACGTGAAAGACCGTATCAGGTTTAGCTACGAAAGCGAAGGTGGCTTTATTCATGTGGATGATTTTTCGGGCAAAACCGTTGCCCACTTTGTAGAGCATGGATGGTACCTGATGGGCAAGATTACCATTACCACAGATGTAGTTAGGGAAAACAACCAAACGTACCGATTGGGGTGGTCTGAGCAATGCAAAGACGCTACTAAAATGGGCGTTGGGCTACCTGAATATGTGCTTATTTTCCGAAAAAAGCCAACCGATACCGGCAACAGTTACGCCGATGTTCCGGTGGTGAAATCGAAAGAAGAATACACCCGTGCCCGGTGGCAACTCGACGCTCATTCGTATTGGAAAAGCAACGGACACCGACTACTTGACCAGGAAGAGCTGAAAAAGTTGAGTGAAGAAATGGTGCGCATTGGTTGGCAAATTTACCAAGATATCAACCCTTACAATTTTGAAAACCATGTGGACATTTCGGAAAAGCTCGACTGCCTCAACAGGCTAAGTTCAAACTACATGAGTCTGCCACCAGAGAGCCAACACCCTGATGTTTGGACTGACATAAATCGGATAAATACGCTCAACACGGCGCAAAGCATGGGCAAGAAACAAAAGCACGTCTGCCCGCTTCAATTGGACATAATCGAACGGTTGATAACCAGATACACAAACCCCGGCGAATCGGTGTTTGACCCTTTTGGTGGCATAGCTTCAACCCCTGTTGTGAGCCTTAAATTAGGCCGCAAGGCTTTGGCCACTGAATTGAATACAAACTACTGGAAAGACGGTGTTGGGTACCTGACTGCCACCGAATACAAAATGAACCAGCCGACCTTGTTTAGTTAATCAGGTTTTAGTTAAATAAAAATCCAGGCAGCGGGTAGCCTTTGGCTTGAGTTGCCTTTTTTCTTTCAAAAATCACAATTCAAAAATCAACGATATGACAGCTTTAAATCCAAACCAACTGGTAAAACAAATCGAAGAAATCAGGCACACTTACAAAGGCGAAAAGTCTGTAATGGATGCCATTGAAGCCATTAAAAAGCTCGACCCTGATGGTATAACTTATGCCAAACACGCCGGGTTTTACAAGTCAAAAGCAAACAACCTTTCACGTCTGATAGCCGCCAAAAAGGTGGCACCCGACATGAAGTCAATTGAGCAAATGAAATCAATTCGTGACCACTGGGACGAAATTGCAAATGCTTTACACCAGGTTTCAATCATTGCCCGCCATGCGAAAGTCTGACATTGAAAACAGAATAGCGGCGGTAATCCTTTCCGACCGCTCCACTTATGCCATGGCACGTGAATATCTCACCTCTGAAATGTTCGACGTGCCATTTGCTAAGTGGCTTTTTGAGCAATTTGAGGCCGCTTGGGACTTATTTAAAGCCGGTGAAGTCCACAACATGCACCCAACCGATACCGAAATTATTTCGGGCGCACAAGCCAACGGATGGACGGCCACTTTGAATAGTTTACTGGCAATGAGTGTGCCGGCTTATTACTTGAACAATGATGTCTTTGCCTTATTTGAATGGTGCATTCGGGCTTTCTGCATTGAAAGGCTCAAAAAGATAGTTGACGAAACCAATTCGCCCGGTTTGATAGCCACATTGACCGCCAAACTGTACCATGAAGACACGCCACTTTACATGCAATTGTCGGACGTGGTGAAGTACCTAACTATGATGGACATGCAAACTCAAGCAGAGTCAATCCTGAAAATTCGGGCGGCCACCGAAAAGAAGGGCGAAAAAATGAAAGCGGCTATTGCTTGCCAGGACATTGTGGATGCCTTGGACAAATACGCTCAACTACAACCTCATGTACTGATTAAACACGCCAACCGATTAACAGCCATTTTGGATGGATTACAAGAAACGATTGCAGCAAACGACGCTATCAAGTCAAAAGCAGCCTGATAAACCAAAACCGCCCAAAGAGCCAAACCTGGACAAAGACCAGCTCATGGACACTGCGGAAGTGTTCACCCGGCAACAGTTGAGCAAAGGTCGTGATGTGGTGGACATTTACATAGCCTTGAAAACTATGTTTGGTTTTCACGAATCCGATGCTAAGGCGATGGTGGACAGTGTTAGATTTACAGGTACGCCCGAATGGAACCATGCTTTTTGCTATGTGGCAGGCACCGGAAACAAAACAAGCCTTCAACTCGACGAAGAACGCTTGCTCAAAACCTTGATTAAATTAGGTTACAGACGCTACATGCAGGGCGACGTAAGGGAAGGGTACATAACAGTCCAGGTGATTGACAATGTGGTTTACGAACGCAACATTGGCCAAATCAAAGCCGAAATTCAATCCATCGTAAAAAAGTTGGCGGTGCAAGTAGAGATTGACGAACACGCCGTTTACAGGTCTGAGATTTTCAGGTGTTTGCTCAAAATGGAACGCTCCATCTTCACACCGGCCAAGATGGAGTGGCTACCTGACTTGAGCGGCCAATTTCTCGAAGATACCGAAACCAGCAGCTTTTTTGTTTTCCAAAGCGGCTATGTGGAAGTAACGGCCACCGACCCAATAAAAGTAAAGCCTCTAAAAGGCCTTCCCGGGCTTGTGTGGGAGGCGCAAGTGATTCAAAGGTCATTTGATACCAAAAAAAGCCCAAAGCCTTTTAAAACCGATTTTTACCGCTTTGTTGAGCTTGTGAGCGGTGGCAACGAGAAGAGGTCGGAGGCTTTGCGTACTGCCATTGGCTACCTCTTGCACCGCTACCGGCGTGAAGACGTGAACAAAGCCGTGATACTGATGGACGAACAAGTATCGAGTGAGCCAAACGGCGGAACCGGAAAAAGCATGATTGGAAAGTGGGTGAACCTGGTAAGGCCAAGTTTGTGGATTGACGGGCGCAACTTTCGTTGGGACAAGTCTTTTGCCTTTCAGCGTTACCGCCCGTGGCATAGTGTGATGGTGTTCGATGACGTGCCAACCTGGTTTAAGTTTGAACCCTGCTATGTGATACTCACGCAAGGCTTGACCGTGGAGCGTAAGGGTAAAGACGAAAAGATGGTCGAATACCGGCAAACGCCCAAACTACTCATAACCACCAACTATGTGGTAGGTGGCATTGGCCAAAGCAACGAACGCCGCCGGGCAGATTATGAGATTTCACCTTACTTCAACAGTGGCCACCAGCCGAAAGACGAATTCAAGCGCACCCTGCTATCTGGCAACGACCCATACGAATGGGCGGCTTTCGACATGTTCATGCTCACCTGTTGCCAGGAATATCTATCAAAAGGCCTGCTTACGCAAGCTGGTGGAAACAAAGCACTGCGAATGCTCATACAAGCCACAGAAGCAGCGTTCCCAGCCTGGATGGAACAGGTGGTCAGTGAATGGGCTAAAAGCTCGCCAGACGGCAAATGCGAAGCCCGGGTGCCCAAAGACACCATGTACACAGATTGGCTCAACACAAGCGGTTGGAGCGAAAAGGATTTGAGCCGTAAAAAGTGGAAAAGCTGGCTCGAAGCGTTCGCCAAATACAAAGGCGCAACGGTGGAAAGTTTGAGGGACAAGTCGGATATGACCGGCGGGTGGTATTGGTTTTTTCAAAATTTGCCAAAGGCACACATTGAAGGCTCAAAGGCATACATTGGGGCATACATTGGAGGGTCTGAAAATGATGGTCTAACTTTCTCAGAATCAGACAATGAACTACCATTTTGAAAGGTCGGGGCATACATTGGGTTCCTATTGCTCTTTTAACTCATGTTATTTGTACTATTCTAATATAAGAGAATATAGGAATAATACAAATATGAATAATATAAGCAGAAATAGGGGTTCAATGTGTGGAAGTGTGCCTTCAACTTTTCAAAACACTGAATTTCAAATCATTACAAAGACAATACATAGAAACACAATGTATGCCTTTCACAAACTTTCAAAACTTCAATTCAAAAACCAACCAAACAACAAGACTATTAAAAACCAACCTGAATTGCCCAAATCTGAGGCCAAAATCCAGCAAGAATGCGTCATGTGGTTCAACAAACAATTCCCACAGTACCGAAACCTCATGTGGAAGAACGATAACGAAGGCCGACGCTCTACACACCGTGCATCCATTGCCAAAGGCTTAGGCCTCAAATCTGGCGTACCAGACTTAACCATTGCCGTACCAAACGACCTATACCACGGCCTATACATCGAGGTGAAAGAGCCAAACGGTTATTTGTCTGCCAACCAAGCCAAAGTCATGTCAGCTCTCGAATCGGTCGGTTACAAGGTAGTTACCGTTACCAGCTTGCTCGAATTTCAACAATACATCGAAGTTTACTTTCGACAATCATGGACAAACTAAGCCAACTCAAATCCGACAATTTCGAAGCCAACATACCACGGCAAATCGTAGAAACCATAACCAAACTCAAATTGGCGCATGTGAGGCGTGAAATCAAAGCAAACCACCTTTTGGCCACCCAAACCGAAAAACACGCCTCAGACCTACCACCAAACCTGCAAGCCGGGTTTGAAACCTACTGCTACCAGCGTATCTTTGAACTGAAAACAATCGAACAAAAACTACTTACCGCCCTCCATGAGTGCTAAACTGACAGCCAAACAGCTTGCCTTTTGCCGTGAATACGTCAAAGATCGCAATGCAACCCAAGCCGCTATCAGGTCTGGATACAGTAAAAAAACGGCCTATTCTCAAGGTGAAAGGCTGTTGAGGAATGTTGAAGTGGCCAAACTGATGACTTTAAAAGAGAAGTCTTTAGCCGAAAAAGCTGGTGTGAAGGCTGAAAATGTAATTACTGAATACAAAGACATTGCATTTTCGAACTTCCTAGAATTGCTTGAATCAGGTGAAACATCGTTTGTATTCAAGTCTGTTGCCGACATTCCCAAAAAGATGGGCAAGTTGATTGAATCGATATCAGTGAGACAAGGAAAATATGGCGAAAGCGTCACAGTGAAGCTTGTTTCGAAGATTTCAGCACTTGATGCCCTATCCAGGCACTTAGGACTTTTCGAGAAAGACAATAACCAAAAGCCGCCCACCGTGGTGAACGTGCAACCGCCGGTGGTGCTCAACATCAACAGAGATAGCAACACTTTTACCAGTCGAACCATTGACATAACACCGATTGAACCATGAACAACCCAATTGAACGTTGTAGTGAGCCGCAAAAGGACATTATATTCAGCTCCTACCCTGTCAACCTGTTCATGGCAGGTCAGGGTGGCGGTAAAACCCATTGTGCGGGCATAGTCAGCTACTCACTGATTTCGACCTATACCCGCTCAGTTGGCCTGATTGCAGCAAACACCCATGAACAGTTGAACCGCTCGACCCTAAATCGAATTATGCAGGTTTGGCGTGACTGGTTCCAGGTGAAAGAGTGGAACGACCGTACCGGCGAAGGCCACTACACCATTGGCAAGCGGCCACCGGCTCACTGGGACGTGGAGCATCATGCATTCAAAGATTACCACAACATTATTTCGTTCGCCTGGGGAGCCGTTGTCTATGTCGGTTCCTTGGAAAATTACAAAGCCCTTGACGGAATCGAAATTGATTGGGCTATCCTTGACGAAACCAAGGACACCAAAGAACAAGCGGTAAAAGAAGTGATTGTAGGCAGGCTCAGGGGTCAAGCTATGCCATTTAACCCGCTTTACATTTTCACCAGCCCCGCCAAGGTGCCCTGGATAAACGAATGGTTCAACCTGGACAAGTATGTTGACGAAATAAACGCCACCATCCACAGTGGTGAAACATACTTCAAAAAGGCAGTCGGAAATAAGTTTGTGACCATTTCCAGCACTTTCCACAACAACCACAACCTACCACCCGACTACATTCCCAACCAAATGAGCAACCTTCACGCCGGGTTGCAAGAAATGCTGATCTATGGCAACCCATTCAGTAAAGCAGGTGGCGAAATTTACAAAGGCTATTCACGCCAAAGGCAGGTTGGCAAGTACCCATACAACCCTGATTTGCCCGTATTCGCTTCTTTCGACTTCAATGTGAACCCTTACATGACTTGCCGACTTTGGCAGATTGAAACCTTGCCAAACGGCGTTCGCAAGGTTATGAACGTGCATGAGGTTTGCCCGAAAAACCCAAACAATTCAACCCCCAAAGTTGCCAGTCAGTTGAAAGCGTGGTTGCAAAGCAAAGGCCACAAAGCAGGCTTGATAATCACAGGCGACCCGGCGGGCAAAAGCGAAGACACTCGAAGTGAAAAAGGCCAAAACGATTACACCATCCTGATGCGTGAATTGGCTGACTTTAAACCAATTCTCAAGGTTGACAGCAAAGCTCCACCCGTGGTCATGCGTGTGAACTGGATAAACACCATACACGAACGAACCAACACACCCGACCCTTACCAGCTCATTGAGGTTTACTTCAATGAAACTTGTGTGAATGGCATAAACGATTACACCTACCTAAAAGAAGCTAGCGACGGTACCAAGTTAAAAGAAAAGGTTACCGACCCTGAATCAAAAGCATCGTATGAGAAGTATGGCCATTGCAGCGATGCTGATGACTATTTCCTTTGCCTTGCCTTTTCCAAAGAGTTTGCCGAATACATGAACGGGCCCAAAAAAGTAAGCGTTGTAAAACCTGACAAAGTTTATCCAGGCCTAAGATATTGACCGGAAAACTGAATATTTGTAACAAAGGCACCAATACAAGCCTTCAACCCTCCAATTTTGCCATAAACCAACCCCCAATACTATGGCAAAGTACCACTTTATTGCCCGGCAAGATTACCGCCGGATTATTGAGCAACACGAACTGACTACCGTTGTAGATGGTGACAGTTCGCTAATAACATTGGCCGAAAAAGCCGCTTTGGAAGAAATTAAGGCTCACCTTCAGGTTCAATACGACATAACCGATTATTTCAGACCAATATACGAATGGGACGCTACTACCGAATTTAAAGAAGGTCAGTATGTAGAAACCAGTGCCGACGAATACGACCCTGAAAACGAATATGACACCGGCGAATTATGCTCTACCATGGTGTTTACCTACATAGCCTTAAAACCGGTACCACCGGGCAAAGGCCCCAAACAAGCCCCTATCTATTGGGAAGAAGTTGGCCACACCGACCACCTGTTTATGGCACTTTCTGACAATACTAACCAACTTCCTGACCAAAACCCTGAAGTCTGGAAAGAAGAAGATACCCAAAACCCCTTCTTTGTCATGCTCATGGTGGACGTAGTGGTTTACCACCTCATGGCACGTGTTGGGCAAGTTCCTGACATTCGGGTCAAGCGGTATGATGACGCTTGCAAAGCCCTTAAAGCGATAGCAAGCGGTAAACTCGATATTGGCCTTCCACGAATTGAATACGAACCAAGACCAACAAATCGTTGGGCTATCAAATCAGGCTTTAAGCCTAAAAACGATTGGTAATGAACGAAAAAAACTATTTGCTTGCTGACATTCAGGCACCGGCTCAACCACCGGCCAAAAACAGGGCACCCGACCTTTCGGCAATTACGGCTTACTTCAACCGTCAGCTTGCCAGGCAAAGGCAAGACATTGCCAAACTCAGAGACGCTATCAGGCGTGCTGAAGAAGGTTATTTACCAGTGAGGGTAGAGCTGATACGGACTTACAATGACCTGATACTCGATGCTCACCTCACGGCTCTCATGGACCAGCGCAAAGCCAACATTTTGAGCCGAAAATACACGCTATTCAAAGGCAGTCAGGATTTGACAAAGAACCTTGACCATTATTGGTTTTACAAGTTTCTCGAATATGCCTGGGAGGCGCAAGCCTTTGGCTACTCACTCATTGGCTTGACAGGCGTGGAAAAGAACCAGATTGTTGACGTTCGCAATTACGAACGACACCTGGTGGAGCCTGTAAGCGAACAATACTTACCAAACCCTTACGTGGTTTCTGGCATAGACCTAAATTCTGACATGTATAAAGACTGGTACGTGTTGGTCAAACAGCCAGATGACCTTGGATTTTTGGCAAAAGCCGGGTTTCACGTGCTATCTAAAAAGTTTGTATTCACCTCATGGGACGAATATGCCATGGTGTTTGGCGTTCCTATTCGGGTTGCCAAAATAGACGCAACACAAGGCAGTGGCGACAAGGAAAAGATGAGTGATGACCTTGCCAGCATGGGGCCAGCAGGCGTATTGGTGCTCGACAAAAGCGAAGACTTTCAATTGCACAATGCCAGTGGGTCAACCTCCAACTATCAAGTGTTCATGGAACAAATCAACGCCCGAAACAGGGAGTTGAGCAAGCTGGTAGTAGGGCAAACCATGACCACCGATGATGGTAGCAGTCGCAGCCAGGCGGAGGTGCATGAGCGGGTAAGCAACAACATTACCAGTGCCGATTTGCGCTGGATTAAACACGTGGTAAATAGCCAGCTTTTGCCACGCCTGGCAAAGCTCAGAGTCATTCCAGATGGATGCATATTCGAATGGGAGCAAGATGATCTGCTTACCTTAATGCAACAAAAAGAAGTTGATGACATGCTTTTGCGCAACGGGTACCGGCTGCCACCTGAGTACATTGACAAAAAGTATGGTGTTCCAGTGGTTGAGGCACCACCGCCCCCAAAGACACCGCCCCAACTCCAAGCGGCAGAGAAGGGGCAACCAACTACGCCGCAGCTTTCTATTCATAAAGCAGCCAACGTATTCAAAGCAGCCGGATCCGCTTACGCTCACAAAGGTTGCGGGTGTGGTGAAGCGACCAATTCGGAGCAACTGACCATATTCGATGATGAGTATTTAGAAAGAGTGCTGGAAAGGTTTTTTCAAGGCAATTATTTGCGAAACAAGTTGCCTGATGACCTGTATTTCCAGACAGCCAACTACCTATTCCAGGGCGTTGCACAAGGCTTTGGCGGGCAACCAATAAAGTTTGATTGGGGCACTCCAAACAGGGGCATGATTGAAGCCCTAAAGGCCAACACTTACATATTTTCGGCTGCAAAGACTTACCAACAACGACAGGCTTACAATTCGCTTTTGAAAACGCCTGATGGGCGGGTGAAGACCTGGAATGAGTACCGCCGTGATGCACTCATATTGGCCAAAGACTACAACCAACGCTACTTGAAAGCCGAATATCAAGCGGCCACCGGACAGGCTCGAATGGCAAGCCTATGGGTGGACATTGAGGCCAATAAGGAGCTATTCCCCTTACTCAAGTACGTGACTGTTGGCGATGCGAATGTCCGGGAAACACACCGCAGGCTTGACGGGATCGTTCGCCCGGTGGATGACCCGTTTTGGGATAGGTACATGCCAAAGAACGGTTGGGGTTGCCGGTGCGATGTTGAGCAACTGGAGTCTGATGACGAACCTGAAAGCGACATGAGTGGGTTCAAAGACTTGCCCGAAAGCGACCAGCCAAAAGCCTTTCAGTTCAACCCTGGAAAGAAGCGCATGGTGTTTGACCAGGCGCACCCGTACTTTAAAATCGAAGATGTTGACAGGGATTGGGCGAAAGACAATTTTGGGCTACCCTTGCCAGAGCCGGAGTTTGAATTGCCAAAAGTTACTGGAATTACGCCCAATGGGACACCAGTTTCAGCATCATTTAACATAAAGTCTCCAGAAATAAAAGACCGTGTTGAATACTCATTAAAACTCATTGACCAAATTCATGGTGACGGGGTAATTCCAGAATTACCAATTACTTTTGAAAGTGATATGAAAGGTGAGTTAGGCTATTTTAATGTTAATTTTCCAGAAATAAGGCCTGTTAAAATAAATTTGAGTAAAGGAATTGTACCGACAATTGATACTATTTTGCACGAAGTCGGACACCTTTTAGATGCAGCTTCCACTGAATTTAAAACTTTTGGGACTTACTCAAGTGATAATCCATTGTTTGATTTGGTTAGAAACGATTTGATTCCTACAACTCCAATTAAGAAGCTAATTAAACTACATGGAGTATTTTCATCAAACCCTCGAAACTCTGCTATTTTAGAAAGCATTAACTATTTATTAGACCCTGCTGAAATATTTGCAAGGGCTTACCATCAATTTATTTTGCATAGGTCTGGTTTAGATTATCGAAACCGATTGATAAGTGAATCGTATAAGGGTACTTTGGCAGAGTTTGAACAATGGAACCCTACTGAGTTTCAAAAAATTGTGCCTAAATTTGAACTTTCACTAAGAAATCTGGGATGGATAAAATGAAAAGAAAGTCTTTGAAAATTAGCGATGTTGCTAAAAACCCCGATGCTTACGTGTCTGTATTGACCATGAAGGCCGGAAATAGGTGCGGCCCAGATAGGTTAAATGCAGATGGTGAATTTATGAACCCAATGCCATTTCGAGATATTGAATCAAGGTACTTAAAAACCCAATAATTATGTACGAACAAGGAATCAATATGAAGTACCTGTTGTTTGGTATTTTCATATTAGGAGTTGCACTTCTCATCATTCGTGAAATCGTTTTGTGGTATTTTAAAATACGGGACATTCACAATGAATTAAAGCAAACCAACGCCCATCTCAAAAAGATATTCGACCATTTGAACAATGAAAAAGCTAAACCTGAAAGCCAAAATAGCAGCCATGAAGCGGCTGCAAACGACCCTGCCTAAGCGTATCGGCAACGATGCTGTGCGCCACTTTCGCAAAGGTTTCCGCCTGGGAGGCTTTGAAGATGCTCGTGTCGAAATGTGGAAGCTGCCAAAGCGAAAGGAGTTTGAAACAAAGGTTTCGAAGTCTGGCAAGGAAAGGAAGGTGTATACCAACAAAGGGTTTAGCCGTGCCGACCGTACAAGAGCCACCCTGGTAGGGGGCGGTGATTTGCGGTCAAGCGTCCGTGTTCTCGACACCAAACCCGGTCTGGCCATCATTGGCTCAGACTTGCCTTACGCCCGAATACACAACGAAGGCGGCAAACTTGGACGTGGAAGCGGCAAAATGCCTAAGCGTAAATTTGTAGGCCACTCACAAAACCTGACAAAAGCATTACGCAAAAAGATTAGCTTTGAAGTGCTGAAAGCCTTAAAAATCTAACATCATGTACCTGATAGCCAAACTTTACGAAGGCCTCCAAAACCAAATCATTGACAAAAGCTCCAAACGGTGGCGGCTCTACTTCTTTGAAGGCAAATTGCCCGAAAACCCTAAGAATGCAAAGGGTGCTTTTTCGGTTATGTTCGACTTGGGGGATGTTGAGTATAAGTCGAGCGGTGGCGGCCTCAAGCAGCAGCAGGCCGAAATTACTTTTCGGCTCTTGGTAGCCATTCGAGAGCATGAGACGGTTTACAACCGATTGGAGACCATTGACGAGCTGACAGGGTGGCTACATGGTTTGCAAATCGAAGGGTTTACACCAATTGAACGTAAAACCTTCAATTATGATGACCGATTTGAATACCCACGGGTTTTCAGCATCGGTTTCAGAACCACTGCAATTGACAATAGCGCATTCAAGAAAGATTGGAGCACCTTCCATGAGCCGGAAACCGGGGAACTTGAGATTGATTTGGAAGTGGTGGAAGAGTTGCCCAAATAATTTTTTTTAAAAAAGTTTGCGCAATATGAAACCTTAGGGGCTTTGGCCCCTTACTATTATGAAAGCAAAAATATCAAACGACTCAGGCTTGGTTTTGTGGGTTCCCAAACAAGGTTTTGCACCTTGCTTTTTCTTGAATGGCTTCAAAGCCGCCGTTACACTTGGCCAAAGATTAAGATTCGCTCAAATACATCATACCCTGATTTTTTCAGGATTGAGCTTACAGGTATAGCCGAAGATTATCAAAACGCAAGGGACTACATTAATGCAAACATCTGACCTCATTACCCAACTCATAGCCCGGCGCAAAGAGCTTGGCTACACCCAAACCCAACTGGCCGAAAAACTCGGAGTCGCAAAACTTCTAAGTTTTGGAAACCCTAATTTACTCCAATAAATAACCACATAGGGAAGCATTCCTTTGCTTTTTTGTACAACAAATGTTCTTTTTATCAGCGATTCTTTTGTCAGCATTCTATTTAAGATTTCTTGGTTCTTTCGGTAACAGTCCAATTTTTTTTTGTCACAATATCGGTTAGCAACACTGCCTTTTGGCTTTTGCGAATAACTTCCAACCTATCTACCCATTTCACGGTTTCAAAGTAAGTTTCAACCGTGTTGAATTGCCCGGTTTGGAGGTCGAACTTTAGAACTCGATACTCAATGTTGGTGCCCTTAAATCGGTACACCTGGCAAGCGTAGACTTCAACACCCGCAGACGCTATCTTTTTGGCAATGACCGGCAACTTGTGTTTGAAAAGAAAAGACATAGTCAATAATTAGTAGGCTTTTCCTGTTGAGCGTTTGTGATCCTTTCCAACTTTTCCCTCACGGCTTCCCGCACAAATTCGGCCTTTGACTTAGCGTGTTTTAAGGCAACTTTCTCGAATTGAACGGCTAAATTGTTTCGCAAAACACAATGCGCAACGGTTTCTTTTTGTTGGTTCATTTACACTTGATGATTGTGGTTGGTCTGGAAAAGTTGTAACAAATAAATTTAAAAGTTGTAACAAATCCAATATCAGAATTTTCCTGTACCAATTTTTGCACCATGCGAGCAACAATACGGCTGTACGAAGATGTTGAAAAGGGTTTGGATGCTATCACAGCATACCGGCTCGACGAATACGCCAAATGGGGTATTGACGGCAAACCTTGCGTTGGCATTGATTATCGCATAAACAGCATAGGCGGCTATGTAACGACGGGTTTAGGCATTTATGGGGCTTTGGTAGCTTCCAAACTACCTGTGAACACTTACATTGACGGCACGGCACTATCCATGGGGTTGGTTATAGCGCAGGCCGGAAAAAGTCGTTACATGGCAAGTCATGCAATTGCCATGATGCACCCAGTGGAGCCTGGTACCGATAGCGAAGATGGTGCCATTGACAAAATGAACGAAAGCATTTTGAACATTTTGGCCAAAAGGGCAAAAGTGAGCCGGGAAGAATTGGCCGAAATGGTGCAAAAAACCACCTACTTAAATGCCAATGAGTGCCTTGAGTTAGGGTTAGTAGATGAGATTTTCGACTTTGAATTTGCCGACCAAGATGAGCTGGAAACGGCTATGAACCAACAGGAACCAATGGCGTTGGCAAAAGCCATTTGCGACTATACCAACAAACTTAATTTTACTCAAATGACACAAAAAGATGTAGTGGCAAAGGCCGAATATGATGCGCTTGCCAAAAACTATGCTGACCTGGAAGCGAAAGTGAAAGGCATAGACGATCTGACAAACAAAGTGGCCGATTTGCAAGCCAAATTGACTACTGCCACCGAAACCAACAAAGCGTTGGAAGACCAGGTAAAAGCCTTTGGTCTGGAAAAAGCGACCAACCTGGTGGAAGATGCTTTCAAAGCAGGTAAGCTGAAAGAAGAAGCCAAACAAGGTTGGATTGAACAGGCCGTTGGCAACTACGAAGGCACCAAAACTTTGCTCGATGGCCTCAACACGGTGGCAAAAGCTCCTGAGTTAGAAACCAACAAAGGTCAGGTTGGCAAAATAACCGCAGCCGGGTTTATGGCAGAAATAAACGCCAAAGCAAACAAAAACTAAGTCTCAAATTTTAAACTGTACCATAGAACATGGCACTTACCATCAACGACACCACCTACGCAGGCGAAGCAGCGTCTGGGTTTATTGTCAAAGCAATTACCGGGGCAGCCACCATACAAGGCGGCCACGTTTATGTGAAAGATGACATTCGTAAGTCATTCACCATTCCCAAATTGTCGGTTGACAATTTGATTCAAGACTATGCAGCCACGCCGACCAGTCAGGGTGACATTGACGTGGATGGTGCCGTGCTTACACCCGAGCGGTTCATGGTTTACAATGAGTTCAACCCACGGGACTTTGAAGACCATTGGATTGCAACCCAGTTGAGCCCTGAATTGATTGACCGACGTTTGCCGGTTAGTGCTGAAAGCCAAATCATTCAAGAGCATTTGAAGTATGTGGCCAACTTCTTCGACAAACTCATGTGGCAAGGCGACAAGTCGCTTTCCAGCAACTTGAAATACTTTGACGGTTTTGTAACCAAATTGGTTGACGAAGCTGCAAACGTAGTTTCCAGCCCTGTTGTGTTGACCAATGCCAACATCTTTGCCGAAATGGAGCGAACACATGCCAAAATAGTGGATGCGCTGCTTTACGACCCTGCTGTTAAGTTTTTTGCGAACTACAAAACAGCCGAACTGTTCCGCCAGGCTCAACAAAACCAGACTTACAAAGGTGTGGACAAAACCAGTGGAGGTGTTTACACCTTCAATGGCAAACCTGTTATTCCAACGCCTGGAATGCCAGACAACACCATTGTGGTGGCCAAGGCAAACGCTACAATGGGTTCAAACCTCTGGGTGGGCATTGATTCCAAGATGGACGGAGAGGGCAACCCATCGAGCGTGAAGTTTTCACCATTGCAGGCCAATTCTGATCTGTGGTTTGTGAAAATTGCCATGAAGATGGACGTTCAAATTGGCTTTGCTGAGGAGGCAGTGTTGTACAATTATGTACCATAATCTGGTAAAACCATGAGTTTAAGAAAATCAACAAGGGGTAGCAGCAAACCTGCTACCTCTACCCCTGAAGCACCGGCCAAAGCACATGACGCTACTCAGGTAGAAGGCGTGGAAAACCAAACCGCACCAGGTGAAGGTGAAGCACCATTGCCACCTGCTACCTCTACCCCTGAAGCACCGGCAGCCAAAGCACCAGCAAAGGCCAAATTCACCATGCCTGCAAACGTGGAAGATGTGCTGGCAACTGCCAAAGCGTTAGGTGGCACCACCATCTACATCAACCCTGAAGGTGAGTTCTTCTGGAATGAAAAGCTCGCCAACAAGGTGTTTAAGGGCAACTATCAAGCCGTTAAAATCTTAGACCTCAAAAAGTAATGGGAGACGTAAGAATTGTATTTACCGACGGGAACCTAAACCCTGCTTTGCCGGGGCAAGACCATATTTCAGGGTTGGTAATTTATACCGATGCTGAAGTTGAAGGGTTTTCTGATGACAACATTCAGCCCATATTCAGCCCTCAACAGGCAGAGGCTTTAGGCTTAACCAATGATGACAGTGAGCAAGATGTAAAAGTTGCCCGCTATCACATTGACGAATTTTTCAGACAAAACCCGGGCGCAAAACTTTGGGTTGGCCTGTTTCCAGTGCCTGTAACTTTTGACTTTGCAGAGATGGCCGCTTTGCAGCGTGCCGCAAATGGCGAATGTGCCCGAATTGGCATTTGCAGCCTTAACCTGGACGACTATGGCACCACACAAGTAAGTGCCTTTCAAGCGGTGTGTGCAACCCTGGACACTGAGCACCTGCCAACATTTGTTTACTTTGAGCCTAAGCTGGCCAACACGGTAACACTTAGCAACATTGCAACCCTTGCCACTGCCACTAATCCAAACGTGGCCTTAGTGATTGGAGCCGATGGTGCCGCACGTGGTGCCGCACTAAGTGAAGGTCAAGACAGAGTTGGTATCATTGGTGCTGTATTAGGTTTAGCCTCACGCTTTTTGGTTCATCAAAGCATTGCATGGGTGCAACGTGGCAACGTGGTAACAGGTGCCGAATTGGACGTTCCTGCATTCCTGACAGGGGACTTGGTGAAAAATCAACCGGCAACATTGTTGGCCGAATTGAACACAAAGCGTTACCTGTTTTTGCGCAAACACCAAGGCATTTCCGGAACATACTTTTATGACAGTCCGAATGCCAACCTTCAGTCGAGCGATTACAATGCCATTGAGCGTGTAATGGTTCGAAACAAGGCAGCAAGGCTGTTAAGAGCTGCATACCTTCCAACCCTTTCAGGGCCAATAACCCTTGAAGGTGGCAAGATTCAAAAAGACGTGGTGGCCGTGCTCAACAACATTGGCACCCGTGCTTTGGAGCAAATGCAACGTGAGGGCGAAATATCAGAGTTTCGCATAAGCGTTGACCCCGACCAGGACATTGTGAACACAGGCAAGTTGGCAATCACTTGTAAGATTGTTCCTGTGGGCGTGGCACGGGAAATTGATGTGGAATTTAGCTACACCGTTCAACTTTCATAAACTATGGCAGAAATAACACTCGAAGGCGGAAACGGCGCAAGCTGGGTTAGCTTCACTCACACCATAGACGGTGTGCCAACCAATGGGATTCAGCGTGTTCAATACAGGCGGCCAACTGCGAAACAGAACAACTATGGAGCCGGGCGAAAGCCTTACAACCGCACCCGTGGCAAGATTGAATATGAAGGTTCCATAACCTTGTTTCTGGACGTGGTTTGGGCTTTGATTCAAAGCAGTCCAAATGGTCAACTTGCCGACCGTCCACCCTTTGAAATGACCCACCGGGTTCAATACGGGGCAACGTCTAAAACCACCGTGTTGAAGTATGTGGAGTTTCTTGAGGACGGACTGGACATAAGCGAAGGCGACATGAACGTGTTGGTTGACCTACCCATTATCATTGGTGACATTGAAACAAGAAACGAACTGTAAGCCATGAACCAACCGATTACAGACGAACTACTTGAAAACCTTAGCCGTCAGTTGGGGGTGCCTTGCTATCAGCTGCGGGTGCCACTGAATGACGAATTTACAGAGTGGGCGGAAGGTGTTGTGAAACGTCCATCTATTCCGGCTCTTTCGGCTTACCTTACTTTGGTTGACAGAGACCCGCTTCTTGCCCACGAAGGCCTTTTGCGCAACTGTTTGGTCGAAGGCTACTATGACCACCGGCTTATATCTGACCACGACTGCTTTATGAGCAGTGTTTCGCCGATGCAAGAATTTGTGAGGGTGCGCCGTGGCGAGTTGAAAAAAAAAGTGAGCAGTGGCGTGTTGACCCAGGCCAATACGGCGACTTCTACCGAAAAGCAGGAATAATGATGCGCTTTCACTTAGGGGTTGACCCTGATGTGATGGATGACGATAATTGGTGGAAGACCTGGAATGAGCTACAATGGCTACTCAAACAACAAACGAAAGGGGCGGGTTAATCTGCCCCTTTTTTACTTCAAAAAGTAAATGGCAACGCAAAGTATGATTACTACAATCAAAGTGGCCAATGGGTTTTCCACAATTTCAATAAGCACTTGTGCGCCCAACCTTCCAACCAGGGCGGCAACAAGGATAAATACGATGACCAGTAAAACGACAATCATGCGACCTTATACGAACAACCTGTAAACCGGTTTCACAAATGAAAGAAGGGGTAGAATACTACTTACAGCTTAAAGACCTTGCCAGTGGCAACTTGCAAAAGTTCAACTTGAAGCTGATGAAAACCGACGAACTGGTCGGTAAGACGAACAAAAGCACAAAAGAGCTTGGACACGGTTTCTTTAAAATGGCAGGTGCGGCTTATATAGCCAACCAGGCTATGGGCTTTGTGACCAACAGTGCCCGGGAAATGGTAGGACTTACAGCCGACTTTCAAAAGTACAATGCTGTATTGACCAACACCTTTGGCAGTGGGCGCATGGCGGGCGAGGCAATGGCAATGATTTTGGACATTGCCAAAACCACACCATTCAGTGTGAATGAACTTACTCAAAGCTATGTGAAGTTGGCCAACCGTGGCATAACGCCGACCCGAAATGAGATTATAGCGTTGGGCGACTTTGCGGCTTCGACCGGGTTGAGCTTTGACCAGTTGGCCGAAGCGATAATGGACGCAAGCAACCCGGAACGTTGGAAAGAGTTTGGGGTAAAAACCAGCCGGGCAAACGGGATGGTAACGCTCACATTCAAAGGCGTGAGCAAAACTGTGAAAGACAATGCTGGTGCTGTAAAACAAGCCATAGCCGAATTTGGCCGAATGAACGGTGTGATGGGCAACATGGCCGCTCAATCGAATGTTCTTGGTGGAAGAATCAGCAACCTGGGCGACACGTGGGATCAGTTTCTCATTGGGTTGGGGCAGGGGAACAACAATGTAATGACGGCCACTGTTGACTTGCTAAGTGACATGATTAAGGGGTCAAGTGAACTGTTGGGCATAGTGCCTATGAATATACGGGTTATCGAAGACGAACAAAGAGCATTGGTAGCTATGAACGATGCTTTGAAAGACCCTAACAAGCCTGAAAAAGAGAAGCTGGCAATCATGGAAAAGTTGATTAAAACCTATCCTGAGTTGCTTGACAACATGAAGGCAGAATACGGCCAAATGTTCCAAATGAACATTGAGTTGGATAGAATGGTGACGGGTTTGGAAAAGAAAATAGCTTTTCAAAAGCTGGACAATCAAAAAAGCGACCAAGAAAAGGAATTAGCAGATGCACAAGGCAGGTTAAGCATGATGAGTGCGGAAATTGGAATGCGATTGCCTGAATTTTTCAAAAACAACCCACAGTTTAAAGGCATATATGACAAAAAGTATTCTGGTAAACCAGCATTGGCGTTTTGGCAAGCTCTTCAAGCCTCACAATCAATCAGAGGCGGTAAAATTGGAGCAAATGCCGACCCTGATTTGGTTAAGCTACAACAGGGTGGAACATTAGGCGACTTGATAAGCGGCGGTTCAAGCGGCGGCCGAGTAAATTTGAATGCTCTTTTAGGAAAGTCATTAAAAGACGTTGTTAATACATCCAACCCGAAAAGTATAAATCGTGAAATCATTCAACTCAAAAACAACATTTCAGCACTTACCTTTCAAAGGCAACAGGCCGAAAGTGAGTTTAACAAATTTGGGTTTGAAACCGCCGACCCAACCAAAATAACGCTAACACCCGGCGGGTCTGGTACCGGCAAAGACGGTGCCCTTGAAAACACTTTGACTGCCAGTAGCCCCAAAGTGGTAAACATCAATATAGACGCTGTACAACGGGGCAACATGATCTTCAATGAGGCCGTAAACCTCAAAGACATTAAGCTCATTGTGCGGTCTGAAATTGCACAAGCGTTGGCAGAGGCGGTGGCCAACAGTAAAATTATTGGAGGCAGACAATTTTAAACAGCATGGCACTATTTCCAGACAGAAAAGGTCTTTCGCCAAATTTACCAGGCGGTGCAACTTCCACCCAGTTGCCAGACCGTGGCAGTTTGGCCAACGACATTATTGGCGGGCTACTTGCCACCCAACCCGGGCGTGAGGCAGACTTTGCCAGGCAGGCCAACACGCTTTTGAGTCAACCGCCAAACCCGTTGCTACTGGTTAGGCAATTGGGGTTTGAAAGCCGAAAAGTGTACTTGTTTAACCGCACTGCCAATGGCCCAGAGCTGAAAAGGTTGCAACCTGAATTTGACCAAAGTCCTGAAACAATAACCCTGGAAAGTTTTAGAACTGGTTATAGTCATTTTAACACACCTGTCATTTGTGGCATGGTACTTACCGCACCATCTCATAGAGACCCTTCAACCGGGCAAAGCTATTCTACAAACTTCATAGCATTGGAAGTTGTATTGGCAGAGGTTGAAAACGAAAAAAACATTGTAAACACGCCTATCCAGGGTAGAGACGAAAGCGTGACCGAATATGTGAATGGTGGCGACAAGGTTGTAAGTGTGAAAGGCAAATTGGTTGGCATCAGCATCTTATACCCATTGGCGGCTGTTAAAAAAATGGTGGCCGTGTTGGATGCTAAAACGGTGGTGGAAGTGAAAAGCCCCTATTTGAATGAAGTTTTCGGAATCACTCAACTTGTGATACTCAGGTCAAGGTTTTGGCAAGAAGAAGGTGTTGAAGGGGAGCAAATGTTTGCATTTACGGCCAAAAAAGAATCACCACTCTAATGCACAGACTTTGTTGCCATATTACCATTGGTACCTTAGATTTAAACTTTGCGCATGAAATCAGGGTGGAATCGGGTTGGGAAACTGGAACCGATACGGCCTCTATAACACTGCCACGGCGGCTGGTGATCATGCAGGGAAACTTGGTGAAAGAAGAATTGTCTGCCATTGTAGCACCACTTTTTAAGCGTGGGCAAAAAGTAATAATCCGTTTTGGTTACGAAACACCCAAAACCGTTTTCGAAGGCTATGTGACCCGGGTTCACACTAAAACGCCTGTTGTGATTGAATGTGAAGACGAGATGTGGAAGTTGAAGCAAAAGAGCTATTCACGAACGTGGCCTCAATTTAAGATCGAGACTTTGATACCCGACCTGTTGGCGGGTACGGGCGTGAAGTTTCAATTGACCGCCAAAACGCCACAGGGTTTAGGGCAACTGAGAATCAAAGGCAAGCCCAACGTGGTGGAAGTGCTGGACTTGCTTAGGGATCAGTATAACATTCAATCATTCTTTCGAGACGGTACGCTCTACGTTGGCGAACCGTATGTACCAAGTTTGCGCAAAGAAGTTGATGTGGCGTTCAACAAACACGTGGTGAACAATGGTTTGATTTACCGCAACAAAGAAGATTCGCCTGTAACGGTGGAAGTTACTACAACGGTCAAACATAAAAAGTCAACCGCCGTTGCAAAGGGGTCTGATGCTGATGGGTCTATTGTTAGAATCAACCGGTTCGACCTTCAACCCAGTCAGTTGCAAGCTGAGGCCGACAGGCTTTTGCCATTTTTCAAATATGATGGTTACGAAGGCAGCATGACCTTGTTTGGGGAACCTTTCGTAAAGCACGGGTACGTGGTTAACCTGTTTGACCCTGAAATACCCGACAACAGGGGCAAATACTACGTGGACACCGTGCGCCACGAATTTGGCATGAATGGAGTAAGGCAAATTGTAGCACTTGGACCACTTGTACAATGAAACACAGGATAGCTCAATACATACGTGAATTGGCCGACCCTAAGTTGGAGGTGTTTGCCATTCCAGGCACGGTGGTGAAAGTGTATGATGACCGTTGCGATGTGGAGCCGCTAAGTGGCGATGGTACGCTTTACAACGTGCAATTAACTGGTGGAGAAGATTCGGACGTGTTGATTGAACCGGAGCTTAACTCAACCGTGTTGGTGGTAATGATGAACAATGCTGAAGGCTTTTTGGCCGCCTGGAGCAAAGTAAAGTCAATCACATTTCATGGTGGCAAACTTGGTGGCTTACCTATTTCGGACAAAGTAGCCAAAAAGATTTCAGCACTTGAAAGCAGGGTTGACGCATTGGAGCAACACGCCGCCACTCATACCCACCTAATAACCGCACCAGGTTCACCATCCGCAACAGCATTGCCAGTGGTGGTGCCAAAAGTTACCGTACCGACAAAAGGATCTGATTTGGAAAACAAAAAAATTAAGCAATGATAGACATACTATTGAATCAAGACTTTGAACCTTCTATTGCCGGTGGCGACTTTCAGTTGGGCGAAAGCAAGTCTCAGAATGTGGCAATATTGCTGGAATGTAACCCCGGCGAAATCAGGCAGCATCCTGAAATGGGCATAGGTTTGCGCCGTTACCTAAATGGTGGTAATACGGGTGAATTGAGCCGACAATTTACCCGGCAAGTGGTTTCTATTGAGCAAACACCGGCAAGCCTTACGGTTACTCAAAGTGGTGAAGTGCAAATTGTTTTGTAACAATTCCTCATTTTCGGAAATATCTATTCAAATTTTGCGACAGCACTGTTGCAAATGAAAGCATTACGATATTTCACTGACAAAGACTTTGCCGCCCCAAATTGCCGCCCGGCGTGCAAATTATCGGACATGGACGGAGAGTTCATGGAAGGCATTGACAATGCCAGGCACATTAGCGGCGAAAAGGCCAAAGAAATGGGCTTGAGAATCGTTTACCGAGTTACCAGTGCTTACCGACCTGTTGAGCATGAATTGAGCCGAAAACGGTCGGGTAAAGGCGACCATCCGCAACGCAAAGGCATTGACATTTCTTTTGCCAACAACATGGAAAAGTGGCTAATCCTGTACGGCCTTTTTCACGCCGGATTTACCCGGATTGGCATAAACGACGAAAAGAATTTCATTCACGTAGGGGCAGGTGAAGGCCTACCAAGTCCAACATGCTTTCCATACGAATAACAGGCATGAGAGAGTGGGTTATGCAACACCTTGAGGTGGCCGCAGGCTGGATAACAGGCGTAATATTTGGCTTGCATGAGTTTGAAATACTTGCAGCTATGGCAGCAAGTATGTTTCATGTAAACCAAGTGAATTTACTTGAGTGGGCTGGATTTATAAAAGCAGGCATTGCATTATTCGGGTGCGGCTTTATGAGTGGCGTGGGAGCATGGGCAGCCAAACGGATTATGAGAAAACTATTCAGAGACAAAACCATTGCAGGAGACGTAGACGAAGATTAACATGAGCAAATTACTTTCATTTCTAAGCGGTGGTGCCTCCAAAGTAATTGACAGTGTTGGCAACGCTATTGACAAACTGACCACCACGCAAGAAGAAAAGTCGGCTTTAAAAAACGAAGCCAACAGGATTATAGCCAAAGAGTTTTTAGACCTGCAAATGGTAGCTAATGAAGAAATGGCCAATGCAAGAAACAGGGAAATTGAGCTAAAAAACAGCATTGGCAGTTGGACTCAAAACCTGATGGCAGGTTTGACCGTCGTGTCTTTTTTGGCCTGCATATTCACCTGGATGTTCGTGGACATTCGTCAGGAAAATAAGGACATGCTTTATATGCTGATTGGCTACTTAGGCAGCCAGGTTGGGCAAGTGTTCTCCTACTGGTTTGGCAGCAGTGTTGGAAGCCAAAAGAAGGACACATTGTTGAACAAGCTAAACCCTAACCACGAATAATGAACCTTACCAGTGCTTTTGAAAATCAAACATTGGTTGACCTTGCGGTTCAACTATATGGTGACGCTTCAAAGGTGGTGGAGCTTGCCCTGGACAATGATTTGGAAGGCCTGAATTGGCGGCCAATGAGCGGGCAACAATTCAAACACGAACCCACACTGGCCACTCCATTGGCAACAGACTTTTCACTCAATAATGTGACCGTAAACTCAGGCCCCGTAACCGTGGAGCAATGCACGACCGGAATTGGTTGCATGGTCATTGAAGGCGAACCACCATTTACTGTATCCTAATTATGGCGCAAACCACTGAAGAAATATACAACGCAATAGTTGCCGAAAAGCAAGCCTTATCCAGTTTGGATGGATTGACCACGCCTACTGGTCAAAATCAGGCTCGAATACTATTGAATCAACTCAACAGCAATTCAAGGGTTGCCATTTGGCGGTTGTGGGCTTGGATTGTTGCTTTCATACTATCCATTCAGCAGCGGTTGTGGGATTTGGCCAAACAAGAATTGGTTGACCTTGCGGAACAAGCAAAAGTAGGCACAGACGCTTGGTTGATAGCCAGAATGAAAGACGCTCAATTGGGCGACACTGCCATAGTTACGGATGACTTTAAAGTAGTCTATGCTACCATAGACGAAACCAAACGCTACATAACCAAAGTTGTGATAGGGCGTGAGGACGGCAATGTGGTGGTGAAATTAGCGGCGGGCGAACCTGGATCATTGCGGCAACTGAATTTGGTTGAATTGGGGTACGCTCAAGGTTGGTTGAACAACATTCAGTCCGTTGCACCACGGGCGTTTGCCATTAGCCGCCAACCCGATGCTATCAGGTTGGCCGTAAAAATTTACTACAACCCGATTTTCAACGCAACCTCTGTAAGGTCGAATGTTGAAGATGCTATTAGGGCTTTTCTGGCAACCAACGAAGACAAAGCAGGGTTCATAAGCATTCAGTTGCTTACTGATGCGATTCAGAAAGCAACAGGTGTGGCAGATGTTGAGATAGACACCATTGAAGGAAAGTCTGCCACGGCAACCAGCTTTTCAAATTTCAGAACTCAACGGGGCTACCTGACTTTTGCCGGTTATGCCAATTATGACAGTTCTGGTTCACTCATAACCATGGTAGCAATATGAGGGACAGTTTGTTTGATGTGGACTTTCGCCGCTTGATAGCCGATGCGCTTACAAGGCCTTTGCGAAAAGGGTTTTGGGTGGATTGGTTTGCGGCTCTACTCAAGCCGGCTTTTGTGATTCATGCTGAATTTATTCAGTTACGGGAAAAGTTGTTGGAAGAAACGAAAGCCAACAGTCAAAGGCTTGCCCTGGAGGTTTTTTTGCGTCGAAAAATGCAAGCCACGATCAACATTGTGTTGAACGTAAAAACAAGGGTTATTCTACTGATACCGGCCAACGATTCACGAACCAGAATAGTGAGCATAGGCGCAAATGGTGTTGGTTCGAACCATCCACTTGTACCAAGTATGGGCTTAGTAAATGATGGGCCAGACTTTACAGTGTTGGTACCGTCTGAATTTAGCACAAGTCAACGGCTTAGGGTGCGAAAGCTGGTAACTGACTATAAAACTTATGGCACCACGTTCAACATTGCCAACATAGACGAACCAATCGAATGAAAGAAATTCAAATGCCACCCTCATACGACCATGAGGCGGCCAAAGAAGACTATTCGCATATCCAAAATAGTGTTTTTGAAGCAACTGAAGCACTTGTTTCAGCATTGTTGCCTGGCAATTACACCACATCAAAGCTTTTGCGGCTTTCAGGTGCGAAGGTTACAGCCGACACTTTGGCGGTCAATGTAACAGCAGGTTGGGTGTATTACGATGGTAAAGTTTACCGTGTTGAGCCTGGCACCATAAACCCGGGTGAAGGCAACTCCAACGATAATTTGGCAGCAAGCTATTTTGAAATTCAGGACTTTGGGCAAGATGCTTTATATCAACAGAAGCCACTATTTAGGGTGTATGCTGATTACAGGTTGGTGTTGGTGGTTGGCTCAGGTATTGGCCGTGTGGCATTGTCTGAATTGATTGACCACACTATTCAAGGTTACCGTGGAGAGGTTCGTGATGTGGTCATACTATCTGGTATGAATGTTGACAATATTTTCAACCCTACAACAGGGTTAGGGATAAACCAGTGGACAGGTTGGGCTTATGCCAACGGTTTCAATGGCACACCTGATTTGAAAGGTCGGGCACGGGTGACGGCGGGTGCTTTCAATGCTACTGAAAACGATGACGAAAATGCAAGTTATTCAACTGGTCAACTTTTTGGACGCAACAAGGTTCGATTAACTGTTGCTGAATTGCCAGAGCATAGCCACCAAATGCCAGCTCGTATAGGACTTGTAAGTCCGACAGGTGTTCAAGAATTGGCGGATGAAAGTAATATTAAACTTGAATATAATGTGGAAACTGAAAAAACAGGAGGTAACAGTTGGCACGAAAACCGCCAACCTTCAATAGCAGTAGTAACCATGATTAAACTTTAAACCTATGCCAATTCGAGACATAAACTATTTGAAGTCCAGGTTTGAGCGTGACGACACGCCTACTCAAGATGACTTTGCCGACCTGATTGACACTTTGGGTCAAAACCTGGAATTGGTGCAATACCTGACCGGGTCTCTTTTGCACCGTGCCGACGTGAGCTACCCGCCCAACAGTGTGGTGTTGACTTATCAGGGCATTTGGTACAACCTTGACCCTGTGTTGCCTGGAGAGTTTCAACCGGCTCAATGGGTGTTGATGTTCAGCTTTGACCAAGACGCTACCAATGCTCGCACGTATGCTTTCCCTGATTGGAGCCCGTCTGAAACATACACCACTGATGACAGGGTAGCTTATTTATTCAAGCTATTTAAGTACATAAATGCTGAGGCGAGTATCAACATACCGCCAACGGGTGCGGCTATTGGCGTGTACTGGCAAGAAGTGAGTGCAGCTCCTGACGAATTTGGCATACGGTACGACCAACTATGGAGCGAAAACGGTGGCGAGTTCATTGGCAAAGTAGGGCAGGTAATTCGTAAAACCGTAGGCGATGAGCTTCGCCTGTACGAAGCCACTTTTCCAGGTGAATTTGGAGCAGTGTTTTTGAGCTTGGATTTTGCGACTGAGTTGGCCGAAGAAAAGTGGAAGTATGTGGGGAAGGAGTCGAGTGGAGGCGGGGTTTCACTTGGCGAAACTAGTTCAACAGCCTATCGAGGCGACAGGGGTAAAACTGCTTATGATTATTCTCAAGTTGGTCATGTCACGCTTGCAAATAAGACAGATGATGTGTCTTCAAATACAGGAAGCTCAACTAAAGTACCTTCGACCAAGGGTGTTGCGGATTACGTGGCTGTCCTAGTTGAATCTGGAACATGGGCAGCAGTTATTTCATGGACATCTCCATTTTCAGGCACCA